ACAGAAATAGAACAAAACACTGGTGTATTCAGTAAATTAGCAGGACTTATTAAGTTAGCCGCAGACAACGTTGAATTTTTAGCAAAACTATTGGCAGCCGCTTTTGCCGCCGCTATTGCTACACAGATAATCAACGTAACACAAGCAGTGCTTAAATTTGCCAAAGCCATACAAGCGGCCTATGTAGCAGGTACACTGTTACAAGGTGTTACAGGTGTTGGTTTAGTCAAAGTAGGTGCAGGTATTGCCGCGGCAACAGCCGCCATTGTGGCAATGAATGCAGAGTTTGACAAGAGTGTTGAAGGCCTTGAAGAAATGGGAGAGGCAGGTAGTGATATAGATTTAAATCTACCAGATGCACCAGATCAAACACCAGGTACACCAACTGCACCAGCAGGTGATAATTCAACAACAACAGAAAGTAGAGCGGCTAGAATAGCAAGACAACGCAGAGAAAATTTAGCAATAGAAAAAGAAACAAAAGCTCAACTCAAAGAACAAGAAAAAGCCAGAGAAAGACTGCTTGATCAAATAGAAAAAAATCTACAAACCAGTAAAGATATTCTAGCAGACAATCAAAGTAATTTAGAAAACAAATTAGCAGAACTAGAATTAGAACAACAACTGTTTGGTTTGTCAGAAAGAGAAAAAGAACAAAAAAGAGATATTGCAGATCTAGAAGCAGAAAGAAGAGATGCAATAGCAGAAATCACAGCATTACAGTTAGCAGTTGATGAAGCAGAAAATTTAAGATTGCAAGGTGAAAGAATTGCAGAAATAAATGCACTGTATGAAGAACAAAAACAAAAAATTATAGAAGTACAAGATGCAAATTACAATCAGTCACAAAGTTTTGCCACAGGTTGGGCAGAAGCATTTGCCAACTTCCAAGAAAGTGTAAATGACAATGCCGCTTATGCACAAAACATATTTGACACAATGGCAAATGGCTTTACAGATGCTATATTAGGCTTTGTAGAAACAGGTAAGTTAAGTTTCAAAGACTTATTCAAAAGTTTAATGACTGAAATTGTCAAAATGCAAGCCAACAAGATCTTTATGAGTTTGTTTGGTGGTGCAAGTAGTTTGTTTGCAGGCTTATTTGCAGATGGTGGTTATATTCCTGCAGGCCAATTTGGTATAGCAGGTGAGGCAGGTCCTGAAATTGTGAACGGTCCCGCTAGAGTAACCAGCACAGATGATACTGCTAGAATGTTAGGGGGTAAAAGTGCGCCAACAATCAATTACTATATAAATGCAGTAGATGTACAAAGTTTTAGAACAGCACTTGCCAGAGACCCAGAATACATTTATAACTTAACGCAAGTAGGCGCTAGGAGGATACCAGGCTAATGAGTATACAAACAATTATAGATAACAGTCAGTTTATCACATTTGATAAACGTAAAGTAGTTGGACAAACCATATCAAGAAGTGGTAGAATTAAGACTGCAGAAGTAGCCAGTGCTAATCCTTATAGATTCAAAGTAGGTATGCATAGTGGTCTAAAGTATTCAGACAACAGAGCATTGTGTCAAGAAATAGACACACTAGATAGAAGCACAGAAGAAACAATTGATATTGGCAGTACCAACGGCAGTTTAAGTTATATTACAGCATATTTAGGTGATGGTTATACAGGTACTATCACAGCAACCAGTGCCAGTGGTAATGAATTAGTTCTTAACACCACAAGTGCAAGTGGCAGTGGTACACTGTTTAGAAAAGGTGACTTTATACAGTTAGGCAGTAACTACAGATATCCATATCAAGTGACCAGTGATGTTAGTTGGAATGGTACCAGTGTTACAGTGCCTTTGCACAGAGCATTTATCAGTCAAAGTGGTTATAGTGTAAGTGGTAAAACACTGCTGAAAGGCACAGCAGTAACATGGCGTGTAAAAATGATGATCAAACCCAGTTACAGTATTGTGCCACATGATAGATTAGAATTTGATGCAGACTTTGAATTAATTGAGGTTATTGAGTAATGGCAAGAACTATAGCACCAGTAGATGGTACCAATGCAATCAAACATTGTATATTGATTGATTTAGATCTAGATGGTAATGTTTACTATATAAGCAGTGCTTATGATACCATAACATATAATTCAAATGATTATACACAACTGGGCTCATTTTTACAGTTAGGACAAGTACAAGAAGACATTAAAGCCACAAATGGTGATATAAGCATAACATTGAGTGGTGTTACTGACACTTACTTAGATGAAGTGTTAACAGCACCTGTAAAAGGTGGAGAAGTCACTGTGTACAGAGCATTTTTTAATGATGATTACACAGTAGACAGTGCAAATGTGTTTCAAAGATTCAAAGGTATTATCACTAACTTTGGCATAGAAGAAAATGTTGATGTGTTAGAAGGTGATATCACAAACATAGTACAAATAGCATGTAGTAGCATCAACACAATATTAGAAAACAAAATAAGTGGACAAAGAACAGCACCAGCAGACAGAAACAAGTTTTTCCCAGGTGATGGTACGTTTAATAGGGTACCAGACTTAATGGGTGTGAACTTTGATTTTGGTAGAGAATATAATGGTAGAGCCGGCTCTGGAGGAGGCGGCTATGGTGGCGGTGGCGGTGGCGGTGGAGGCCGTGGAGGCGGTGGTGGCCGTGGCAGAAACCAACAGTTAAGATAAAGATATGATTAGACGTGCAGGTTTAGAGGATTTTGATAGAATAATGGAGATGATGATTAATTTTGCTAATTCATCACCTCTACATGCACATCACAATCCCAAATACAATGACACTTATGTGAGAAATTTATTAGTACACATTATCAAAAATGGGGTGATAATATTAGGAGAACAAGATAGCCGTGTTGAAGGCATGTTGATTGCACAAATAAGCAATGATCCATGGCTTCCAGACGTAAAAATACTCAGAGAAATGGCATGGTGGGTAGAACCATGTGCTAGAAAAGGAACTTTAGGGTATAAATTATTGAAAAAATACATAGAGTATGGTGAAAAAATGAAATCAGCAGGTATGATAGATGATTTTACACTTACATTGATGGAAATATCACCAGATTTCAACCTAGAAAAACGTGGTTGGAGCAAAATAGAACACAATTATGTGTATCAAGGAGCATAATAGATGGCAGTATTTACAGCAATAGCAAGTGCAATTACAGGTGCTATTCTCAGTGCCGGTGTAGCAGGCACAGTGTTGTTTGGAACACTCACAGTGGGTGGTTTAGTCACATCTGTTATAGCAGGTGGACTAGCAATAGCAACTGCTAAAGCAACAGGCGTGTTTAAAGCACCAGGTGTACAGCAAAGCAAAGACCCAGGTGTTAAAATACAGTTGGCTCCAGGCACAGATAACAGATTACCTGTGTTTTATGGTAGAAACGTTACTGGTGCAATCATAGTAGATGCTGAAATCAAAAACCAAAACAACACCATGGTTTATGTGATGGTTATTGGTGAGAAAACAGACAGTGGCTCATACAGCATCAATAAAATATACAGAGGTGACCAAGTACTTAACTTTACAGGTGCCACAGTTACCAGTGTAACAGATCCAAATGCCACCAGCACAAACAATGTTAATGGTAAAATGCGTTGTAGAGTGTATGCAGGTAACGCACAAAGTTCAGTTAACCAAATATTTCCAACAACAGGCAAAGTAGCGGCACAAACACTGTGTAGCACAATCACTGCAAGTACCAATTATGAAGATCTTGTGTATGCTGTTTTTGAAATGGACTATGATGCTGAAAATGGTTTGACCAGTGTGGGCAGTATCACATATGATATCACAAACAGTTTAACAGAACCCAGCAATGTGTTGTTAGACTATTTGCAAAATGACAGATATGGTGCAGGTATTAGTAGCAGTGATCTAGATTTAACCAGTTTCAATGACATGTATGATTATTCAACAGAACAAGTTGATGTTATAAACACCAGCAATGTAACTGTAACACATGATAGATGGGAAATAAATGGTACACTGTCAACTTATGTGCCTGTAAAAGACAACATTGATAAAATATGTCAAAGTTCAGCCACATTCTTTACATATGATCCTAAAGGTGGTAAGTTTAAAGTTGTGCCAAACAGAGCGGCCACAACAGCAGAAAAGAGTGCGGCATTCCAATTTAATGATGACAATATAATCAGCAGTATTGCAGTAAGTAGCACAGAATTATATTCACTGTACAACAGAATAGAAGCAGAATATCCAGAAGTAAACAAAAAAGACCAAACAAACATAGTTATTGTTGATACACCTAGTGCTGATAGAAACAGTAATGAACCAGACAATCCATTAAACACTAGATATGACATAGTAAATGATTATGCTAGAGTGTATAACCTTGCTAACATTGATTTAAAACAAAGTAGAACAAGCACTGTTATTGAATTTGATGCAGACTACAGTGCAATACAAGTTGACGTAGGTGATGTTGTAAAAGTAACCAATGCAAAATATGGTTACACAGACAAATTGTTTAGATGTATGCGTACCACAGAAAAAGAAG